TTATATCGGCTATAAAAAGGCAAGTGGCCTTGTTGTGGAGTTGGAAATCCCCGCAGATGCACGCCGGGCCTCCGCTATGCGCTGTTTGCCCTAGTGTTGGAGCGGAACGATGGAGAAAATCACGTTTAACATACCATACCCGCCCACGAAGAAGGGCAAGTCGGCCTTCTGCCGCCGGTTTGGGCTGAACGCCTACTACTCCGGCAAGCACTGGGCGCAGCGGAAGAAGGACGCCGACGAGCTCCATGCGCTGACCCTGGTCGCGCTGAAACAGGCCCGTGTGAGGCGCGGGATGGTACGTGGGCCGGTCTCCATCACCTTTGCATGGGACGACGGGCTGGACATTGACAACCACGCAGCAATCGCCAAAGCCGTGGTGGACGCGCTCAAGGGATACCTGCTGCCCGACGACGATCACCGCTGGTACAGGCAGGTCATACATAGGCTTTGGGACGGGGGATGTATTCGGGTGGAGGTGACGGAGCTGTGATCACCAGAGACCCCTACGGCATCAGCGGAGCGGTGGCACCCTGGCGCAGCCTGGACGCGATGGAGCCGATCGTGGAACGCAATATTACGGAGCGGGACGCGGAGGAGGCGGCAATCTGTGGACAGTGCCCGCTGCCGGACTGTAACCCCAAAAGAGTTGGCTGCCTCCTACATACCAGAGCGAAAAAGCCAAAACCGTCCCGCGATTTGCTGGAGCGCATGGCGCTGGACGGGCATGGGCCGGAGGAGATATCCCAGGCCACCGGATACAGCATATCAACCACCGCGATGTACATGAAAGATTTTTTTAAGGCTGGGCCATGTGAACGATGCTCGTCCAAGAGCATTTGTGATGCGGCCGGCGGGACGTGCAGCAGAAAAGAGCGCTGGAAAGCAGCCAAGGAGGTGCCAAACGGTGGACGATAAGACGCGCGCCCTGCTGGGTGATCACGAGGCGGCTAAGCTATGAGGGTGTTGGTGGCCTGTGAGGAGTCGCAGGAAGTCTGCAAAGCGTTCCGGGCGCTGGGGCATGAGGCGTACAGTTGCGACATTGAGCCGTGCAGCGGGGGGCATCCGGAGTGGCATCTGAGATGTGACGCGCTGGAGTTGCTGAAAATACAGTGGGATATGATTCTGGCGTTTCCACCCTGTACATACTTGTCAAACGCTGGTGCTAAGCACCTGTTTCGCGGCGGCATCCTCAATCAGGAGCGATACCAGAAAGGTTTGGAGGCAAAGGAGTTTTTTCTGAAATTTCTGGACGCGGACTGCCCGAAAATCTGTGTTGAAAATCCAGTATCAAGCAGAATTTATGAAATGCCGCCGCACAGCCAGGAGGTGCAGCCCTGGATGTTCGGGCATCCAGTACAGAAAAAGACCCGTCTGTGGCTGAAGGGTCTGCCGCCATTGGAACCGACAGACATCGTAGACCCGGAGTGCGGCTGCCATGAGGCCGGTACGTGGTTTATGCGAGGCGGGAAAGACCGTCAGAAAAACAGAGCCAAGACGTTTCCTGGATTGGCAAAGGCGATGGCCGAACAATGGGGAGGTATCTGTGGTGGATGATATCAAATTAGCCCTGCTTGGCAATAAAGAGGCAGCCAAGCGGCTGACGGAGGCGGGGGTGCTGGTTCCGTGCCCGTTCTGCGGGGGAGAAGCGGAAGTTGTAGCATATGGCCCAAGATTATTGCGCCCATCAAGGAACCATGTTTATAGCGTTTCTTGCAACGAATGTGAAATGATGTTCGGATGGGATGTTGACTATGGAGGGCGATATGACACTGAGTATGAGGTTATGCTCGCCTGGAACACCCGCGCGCCGATTCTGAGCGCGGAGGAATTGCAGAGATTGGAGGTCAAGCCATGACGCGGGAAGAAGCGATTGAGTGCCTGAAAACTATACAGCGGTGGACTCCGGACTGGGATGACCGGGAAGATGGGCTGTCTTATTGGGATGCTATTGATATGGCCCTCTCCGCCCTCCGCCCCGTCAGCCGGGAGCAGGTGGAGCGGCTGTGGCCGGGGTGTGACCGTTGCAAAGCAGCTGATACAGCAATCGCATGGGAGCGGTGGGGACACCAATACTGTTCTCAATGTGGTCGCCCTCTCACCCCAGAGGCGTGGGAGGAACTGAGAAAGAGACTGGAGGCGCTAAACAATGACAAAAAATGAATTTATAGCCCTAATTGGGCAAGACGTAGTTGTAGACTATCCATTTGGCCGAGAACTCCAGCGGTGGAGCATGAAAAACTTTTATATCGATGGAAATGGCGAAGTCAAACATAATCGTCTCACGCTTATTATGGATGCTTTTATTGCCAACGCAAGAAATCCCCACAAAGGGAAGCCCACGCATGGTTAAGGAGGCGCTGAACGATGGCAAGGGCGATTGATGGAGAGTTGCTCGAACTGGAGATTGCAAATATTGCAAATAAACTGGCAAAATCCGATGCACAAAAGGCATTGATGGGACGGGTAATGTACTGCGTTGAGCATATGCCCACCCTCACCCCGCAGAACGAGCCGCTGACATGGAATGAGCTGGGCAATATGATGGAAAAGCCTGTATATATCGTCGAGCTGGAAGATGGGGAAAGTTGCTGGGTGTTAGTGCATACCGTTGACGATATTAAGGCTTTATTTGTGTCGGCGTTTGACCAATACGATTACGGGAATAGAGAACTATACGGCCAAACATGGCTTGCCTACCGCCGCCTGCCGGAGGTATCGCCATGAGATGCCAATACACCCGCCAGGAGCTGGAATCCATCACCCAGGAGACCGCAATCTACATTGAGGGTGCAGGGATAGCCCAGCTCCAATGGGGCGGTTTGGAGATTGCTCAGGGCGTGAAGGACGGGTACCTATACTGCAAGCATATCAAACCGTTTAGCCTGGAACTGTACGGCCAATACTGGACGGCCTTTGATGGGCCGCCGGAAAGGGGAAAAAATAATGAAAATCCCAGCGGAATTTGAGGACATTTTACGGGGTGTAGAGTTGACGGAGAGAGAGAAGCGGTTCCTGCGCTGGATAACCAGCTGGGACGACCACACAATGCAGAACATGAGAACCGTGGTGGAGAAAGTACGGAGCACCCTCTCCACGCTCCAAGCCGAAAACAAGGAGCTGCGGGTCGAGCTGGAGCAGGTGAAGCGGGAAAGGGATGCGGCAGTAGAGGACCTGCACAAACTTTGCCCCGCATGGAAGTGGGACGGCCAAAAGGAGGACTGACATGGAACGGTTGACCAGAAGATCAGCCGATGGCAGGGCGTGTTTCAAGCCCCACCTATATGGACAAATGAATAAAGATGTCTGTGACCGCCTTGCCGCCTACGAGGACACTGGTCTGGAGCCGGAGGACCTAAAGCGGGCATTTAATGAGGATGGTGTTTTAAAGCTGGCCGGACAAGCCCTTGGTATAACACCTGAACGCCTCCGCGAACTGGTCCAGGCGGACAATGAGGGGCTGTGCGTGGTGCTGCCATTCAAGCCTCCGAGATGGGTGTATATGTGCAGTGCGCGCTTCCCCAAACCGGCAAAAGCCCATTATGCAAGCGCCATCAATGTTTTACATGATATGGACAACGGGTGTGTATTTGGGGATACCCCAAAGGACGCCGAGGACGCACTGCGGAGGGAGCAGGATGGCTGATATTCTGACGATCATAGCTGCTGTTGAGTGGATAGCGCTTGGCCTGCTTGTCCTGTGGAAGCTCAAGGGATGGAATCGAAAGATGGAAGAGTTATACGAAGACATGAAGAAACAGTGGGAGGCCGAGCATGAGACTAGTTGATGCGGATAATGCACGAGAGTGCTTTGGTGGTGATGGGGTGACTGGAGCCGTCATGAAGCGTATGTTTGATAGCCTACCCACCATCGACGCCGTGCCTGTGGTCAGGTGCCGGGAGTGCAAGTTTTACCGAGAGTTACGTACAAAACGGCACAACCAGCTCATGCGACTGTGCTACCGGATGGGCAAGCACGATATGGAGTACCCGGTCAAGCCGGATGATTTCTGCTCCTACGGCCAGCGAAAGGAGGACAACCTGGACGAAGCCATCGAAAAGTACCTGAAAATCAAGGAGGAGGCCAACATGGACAAGCCGAGAATTTGCGAGGTGCTTGGGGTTGAACCAGAAGAAAAGTTTGAAATTAGAGGAAACACGTTAGGGCGATTTCGTATCAATAAATATGGGACATTCCAGCTTGAAATATCAAATGACTGCTGGGGATTCTCCACTGTGGAATGTCTTAACAATCTCATAAATCATCCAGAAAACATCGCCCGCAAGCCCCGCTGGACGGAGCAGGAGGTGGAGAGGGCGAAGGCTATCAAAGTGCTATATCCAGTTGTTAAAACATTGGCATACGTTGATATAGTGGGACAGACATTTTACATGTATGATGACGAAGACAACTATAAGGGCAGTCTTGATAACCTTGATGAAACGTTTCCTACGCTGAGGAGCATAAGGCGGGCCACATTGGACGAGATCATCGGAGGTGCCCAATGACCAGAGAAATCCTTTTCAAAGCCAAGCGGCTGGATAATGGCGAGTGGGTGAAAGGAAGCTTGATTTCGTTTGCAGATGGAGGGCGATCGATTTTACCATCTGAGAGTGCTGTGCTTTACAAGAAGGGCGAGTCTCTTTTTTCTACTGTAAATTGCCTTGAGGTCGACCCTTCCACGCTCTGCCAGTACACCGGCCTGACCGACAAGAACGGGAGGAAAGTGTTTGTTGGGGACATTGTAAAATGCAGCCGTGGTTGCACCCATGAGGTGGTATGGGTTCAGGAACACGGCGGAACCTTTATCGGAGGAATGCCAGCAATCTATCTATCTGACTTGATGCCAGGATACGCATGGACTGGTGAGGAAGAAATCATCGGCTCCATCCACGACGGGGAGGGCGGGCAACATGAGCGAGTGGATTAGCGTCAAGGACAGGCTGCCGGAAAGTCAAGCGGATGTCCTTGTGGTGGCGTTTTGGCATGAACGCTGGCAGACCATGATGGGCTGGCATAGTGACATGGG